CTAGTACCACCAGTTACTGTCTCACCTATTTCTGGAGCACCATTAATACTATCGTAATAGTATTTAACAATGAATCCTTCATCCACCTGTGTATCTAGTATACCACTGTCACCACCAGTTTCTCCACTGTACTGGAAGAGTTCACAAGTAAGTTTGTATGTATATAATTTACCAAATTGATAGAAAGGATCTTCATGCTCTACAAATTTAATCTCAAATAGGTTAGCAGATAGGGGGAACCATACTAAATCTCCCTCTTGTGGTCTACTTCCTACTTCAATATTAGTTGCACCAGTCAATGAGTATGCAACAAAATCCTCATACATACCACGAGATATTACTAACTTTATTTCATCGCTAGATTGAATACCAAACTTAGTTAAGAAATCTCCGTTACCATCAAAACCTGCAAAGTTCTCTAGATAACCAGACATAATATAACTCTCATTAAACTCTGAGATAATCTCATCATTTAATATAGTGTCTTTTCTTATTAGTTTTCTAGGAATATAAACAATATCTAATCCAAACATCTTTAGAAATTCATCTACAAGATTTCCTTGGAGGATCTGTTCGTTCCTAGTACCGTGAGTGAAGTAGGTATTCTTAGCCATTTATCCTATTTCCCAGTTAGGTGGAAGTTCGTATGTAGATGTTATCTCATCCTCTATCTTCATAACTTCAGAATTACCATCGTCATATAACTCTCTACCATTCATTGTAATACCACCAGGTAACTGTGCACCTTTAAACTTGATAAGGTTCTGTCCCCACTGTCTCTTTATAAGTGCAGTAGTATATTTCTTTAAGAACGGATCATTATAAACCTCAGTGTATGTTTGAGGATCTAACAATCTATGACAGTCAATGATTAAATAAGATCCCTCATCTAACATCAACCTATCAGTATCAATGTATAAACGATCAGCACGTCTGTTAAATCTAAAAGGTATGAATGCTCCGTTATTTAAGACCATATCTAATGTCTCAAGATATGTCTTAGTCATAAAATAAGAAAGAATATCAACTGAACCAAACTGATACAAATCGTTTAGGAACAATTGATATTCTAATCCAAATAAATTACTTCTTATATTACTTCCCTTAACACCAAACACTCTGTTAATACCTAACACTTGAGGTGGTATCTGTAAAAAGTTATCTCTTTCTTCCCACTCTGTTTGCTCCTGTACACCTGTGACTTCTATCTTAGCATTACCACCACCACCTGTAAAGGTAATCTCATCCTCAACAAGATAATTTGTACCACCAGCACTTATCTCTACTTCTGTTATCTGACCGTCTTTTGCAGTGATATCAAAAGTAGCACTTGTTCCTGTACCACCTGTATAGGCAGCAGTAGTACCAGTAGTGTATCCAGTTCCCTGTTCCACTACCTTTACAGTTAGTATTGCACCTGTAGCAGTTCCTAGTAATTGTTCTTGATCTAATCCTCTAAACTTAGCAACATCAGACGCTGTAAGTTTATGCTTCAAGAACATCCTCTCGACACCATCGAAGTGACGTTCTTGAAACAATTGGATAGCATCATCTATTAGGTCATCAATCTGATCATCATCAACATTGATTTCCAATACGGGTGCACCTAATCTTCTTAGACAATAATCTTTTAGTTCTGCTTTCGTAGTCGGTTGTGCCATTTAATCCCAGACATAACATTCCTCTACTGTATTTAGCAGACCACCAAGTCCTATTGAATTACTCCTTGAGATGTAACTTGTGGAGGAACCATACCATCTGCTGGTGGTGGAGTTGGTGTAGTATCAGCTATAGTTCCACCTGTAGTAGGACTTTCAGATTCTTTTGCTGCTAACTCTAGTGCCTGTACTGCACCTGTTAGTTTGAAATATTCTTCTTTCTTAAGATTTAATTCCTGATCTAATTCTTTTATTTTTGTAACAACTTCTTCTAGTTGCTTTTTGAACTGTTCAATCATTTCGTTCTGAGTCATGGTTTTGAAGTAATAACGTATTTATTTATAAGGGTTTACCAAGTGAATGTATTGAAAGTGAACCTAGGATATTTTGTTGTCCAGTTTTCTTTCTTCCAATATGCACAGTGAAATAGTGCTGATTCATAAAATATATATTCATTATAATTATGATACTGAGTGTGGTATACCTCCCAATCACTTGGATCGGAATCAAGAGTTTCTTTATGCCTGTAATTTGCTAGTGCTGTAAACTCTTCTCCAGTTTTTTTATGTCTAAAGAAAGAAGTTCCAGAGACATTATTAGATAATTCATCATCAAGATTTAATGGACATATACCTGCATAATGAAAATAATCAATATGAGGTTGATACCGATTAATTGTGTTATATGTTTGTAGAGATATTACGGGAGCAAAACCATCATGAGAAGTTCTGTAATCACCCATAAACTCATTCCTTAACAGTTTAGTTAACTGTAGCACCTGTAGTTCATTCCAATTAAAATAGTGAATGAATCCTGGATTTTCAGGTACTTCAGGATCTTTAAAATACTTACAGTTTAAAGCATACTCTCTAACTTGATCTGGATATACAAAGAAGTTAGGTATGATTACCATTCTAGAATTAGTATTACCTATTTGAATTATATTAGGTTCAATCCTTTCTGTTATAGCAAAGGCACGTGCATCAATTACTTCCACCAAATCCACCCCGTCAGTATATACTTGTGTTGAGTTTCAGATATTTCTCCCTTATGTAAGTGTGTATAACCTGCAGGAAATATTAAAGTTTTTCCTTTTACTGCTTTAGTAGTAACATTTTGATGATAGAACATAGTTCCACCACCTTCAGTAACATCATTCAAGTATGTCATATAAACCATAGCACGATCACATGCACTCATTTGTGCACCATCAATATGCCATTTGTGGTATCCTTCACCAGGTTTATACCATTGTATCTGAGGAAGATGTCTGGACGTAAACATACCTCCATACTCAAAGAACCTATATTTCTCTAGGTATTGATCTATGAATCCATTAAGTTCTGCTTGAAACTCTGGCCACCTATACTTCTCAGGAGGTCCTAATTTATCACAATCATTTAACCAAAAATCAGTGCTTGCTTTTATCTCTGGTCTTGCTTGACCCATAGCACCTGATTGACCTGCAAATGTCATGCCTCTATCATGAGCATCATTATATAATTGTAATAATGAATCACATAGAGTTAAATCTGATATTTGAAACTCATCTATAAATGTAGTCATAATACTCCTAATGCTCTGTAAATACCGTAATCTTTTTTAGGAACAGATGATGATTCTGTTATGTCACCTGCAATACTTATTCTAACATCATTTCCTTCATAGGTTGTAGTTTGGTGTGGAATGTAATTTGGAAATAACGTTATGGTACCAATATCGTTTGGAACTTCAATAATTTGTTTAGTATCAAACGGGTTATGGTATATAGTGCTGGTATTTTCGGTTTCTATGGTAATGTGAAAACCATAAAGTATGTCTTCATTCATACCATGAGAATGAAAATTTATCTTCTGCCCGTTCCTCATGACGTTAAACCATGACTGAGCATAAAGATGACTATGCCAATTCGTTTTAGTTATAGTGCATATATCTTGCATATATTCTAGCACAGCTTGCCTAATTCTTTCAACAAAAGGATGTTCAAAATCAAACACACTGAAATATGGAAACCTAGAAGTTATAGAATCATTTCCCAATCCCGTATTACCATCACCTATACCTTCCATATGATGTGTATGTTTCTTTAGTAACTCAGTTTCTTTTTGTAAGAGATAGTATTTGATTTCACGACACTCTCCTATAGTAAAGCAAGGACCTGAAAGAAGTACAAACCTATAGTCAGGTACAAAAGGATTATTTGCTTTCTTAGTTACAAACTCCCAAACTGTCTTCTTCATTTTTCTAACACCAATATTTGTAAACCATTCCACCAGTCCCTATCATCCTCTGGAATTGTAGTTAGAATCTTTCTTTGCCATATTAATTTTAAATCATGTTTCTTTATGATCTCTTCCATAGAAGTAACAACACCATTAAAGTTAGCATCATCTAAAATAAGAATAAACTTATCAGCAAATAAATCTATTACTGCATCTAGGTTCTCATATTGTTCCCAATACTCATGACCTGCATCATAGAATATAATATTAGGTTTATCACATATATCCCTAGGTGTTAAAGATCTTATGTCTTTTTCTACAAATGTCCATCTTGGATCTTTAAACTTATATAAGAAATCTTTTCTGGGATCTTTTATTGTAGGAAAGAATACCTCTTCCCTCATAGGTTTGATATCAGTGTTACACCAATTATCAACTGCCATAGCACGTATAGGATTGTTCTCAGTAGCAGCATAGAATGTAGCACCTGTATAAACTCCTAATTCCAAGTAAATTGAATCATTATAGGAGCATAGATTATTTAAGAAATGTTTTATTTTATTAGATGTTAAACCTGCAATGAACTGTTTATTCTCATCAAAATAACTTTCATGTTTTGATCCTTTGTCTATAGCATCTAACACTCTATAAACATATTCATCTAATGTTCGTTCTTCTTTTTTAAATCTAGATTCTACAACTGTATTACAATAACCACAATCCCAACAATCAAACTTACATGTCTTTATTTTCTCTCTCCATACGTCAATAGGTTTTTCTTTTAATGATATATCATCAATATACTCTGTAAACTCAGGAAACAACATCTCTTGATCATTATCCCATCTTTTAATAATATCCATAGATTCCATCAAACGCATAGTGTTTTCTCTTCCATGCATTTTAAATACATCAATACCAAGTTCTTCCATCTCCTCCCAATCTTTTTTCCATGGAGGTAAGTTTGCTGCCTTTAAAGATGCTGCAGGATCTTTCTCATCCCAAGCAGAACAAGAAACTCTACTGATACTATCATTAAAATACTGTGGATTATCTGGAGTTCTACTAGCATTGTAATGATAGTGTTCTGGCATGATAGGACAACCACCCCAACATCCCTCGTTAGTTAACATAGAGAACATGACTGGTTTGCCAATGGATGCACAATATTCTTTTGCTTCTTTTAAACGTCTTAATTGATCATGATCTCTCATAAGATCACGATCTAAATTTATATAATAAAAACCTGCTTTTGCTAATTCTATAACTTCGTTTGCTTTAGTTACTTCTCTAAGTATTGTATTCTTTACCTTTAACTCTGGAAACTCTTTTTGTATTTGACCAGTTAACATCCATGAAGTATGTGGAAGAGTAACTGTTCTAATACCTGTTTCATATAAACCTGAGAAGTTCTTAATCCATTCATCTAGATTCTTTTGTGTAGGAAGAACCCATATATTATTAAATGTTGCTGATAATGGTATACCTGTTTCACGAGAAATATATCCTGCATTCCAAGTAGTACTACGCATATCGCCAACAAAAACATCACCCATCGCATCCTGTAGAAAAGGAGGCATACGACAAGTGAAGTATAGATCGTATATTAAATGCTTATACTTTTTAAGAAAAGGTATAAAAGTTTCTTCTACTGTTTCTTTAGATACTTTAGGATTAATTGGAAGCGAGAAATTCACCATACTGTTCAATAACGAGATTAATAAATGCTTGCTCGGTGTGTCCACCAGAAATCATTCCTTTATTTGCTTTAGCAAGCTCTAACACTTTGTCTTCATTCACTAGACCTTCATCATTTGAATGATACCTTTTAGCACATTCATAATGAATAATAGGGCACATAATTAGAGACCTTCTATCAGGATCAAGATCTTCATTACTTTCAGTAAAGTTTATTTGATCTAAAGGTATGTAATTTGGATTACTGTAGGTCATTGCCCTCTAATTTTAGTTTCTCTTGAAGTTCTGGTTGAAGTTTTGCAACCATTTCTTCACCAGTCATAAATTTATTTAGCTCAGGTTGTAACTGAACGTTTAATTTATCTAGACCACCTTGTATCATTGTAGAGTATCTTACTGCAATTTTCAATGCTTCTACTTGATCTTTCTCTGGCATTAGAGCAATAGAATCCATATTACCAGATGAGATTCTACCATAAGATATAATATCTAAGGCAGCTTGTTTACCCATTCTAGCAATCCAATAATTAGCTTCCTCTTGCTCATTCATTTCAACGAAATGAGGTAAATCTTCTTCTTGTTTAATATAATTTTTAACAATTTTTAAGAAACTATCCATCTCTACTTGAGATTGTCTATACTTTCTTTTCCAAATCGTTACATCATACTCAACTTTACTTGCTTCACATGCTTGTAATTCTTTTTGAAGATCATCAGTTTCATTTTCCATGTCTCTCATGATCATTTTTAACTGGATCTGTGCCTTACGTAAGCTATGCTTAATTTCAACATAAGCATGATACCTAGTTTCTAATTCTAGTAATGCTTGTCTGCACTTTCTCCATGGTGTTAGTTGTGTATCAGTAACAAAATGTTTACACTGATATGGTGTCATACAACTATTCATATGAAGTGAACCTTCAAGGATCTTCCAATCCAATTCACCTATACCAAATTCGTCAATGTAATCTTTACTAAGTTGTATATCCTTTACATCATTGTGTACAACGTTAGTGTCAGTTTTTAGATACTTCGATATTTCAGAAGTTGAACTCATTCGCCATTACCTCATACTCAGGTTTACGTGCCCAATCAGTTGTTGATAGGGTTCTGCCTAACTCGATTGCCTGTGTTGTAGGCATCATAACACCGAGATAGTCCTCATATAAGATATTTATATCCTTTATAGAAGTGCTATTTTTGAATTGTTTTTTCAATTTCTGCATTGCAACAAGCATTGTAGATAACTTATCTTGATATGCTTCTGCTTTTTGAAGGATCTTATTTGCCAATACTGTTTTATCTTCACCTCTTTCTGTCGCCAAATAATCTAAGAATGGAGTTACACTACCATTTAAACCAGCATTGGTTAACCATTCTCTTGCTTCATGTTTTTGTATCTCCCATGATGCAGATTCTAATTCACATGTATCTCTCATTGCAAGAAATCTTGATTGATATTCTTCTTCAATAATTTCTTTAGCAAATGCTTTCATAAAAACTAATACATGTTCTTTGATAGTCATAGTACCACGAACTTCATTCATATCAGTTGGTACTTTCTTTGCAGTTACTTCTGGGTATTGTTCATAAACCTCTGGATTTTCATTACCAGTTAATCCAGGTGCAGCAAGTCCACTAACTTCCCACAACTTAGCAGTTTCTCTAACTTCAGAAAATAAACTTGATCCTAATTTTGCTGTGTCTTCTGATATTTCTACATACTTTCCATTCCAAGTTTTAGAATGAATACTATACATCTGTGAAGATACTTGAATACATGAAACGTTAAGAAGTTCATATAATTCCTTAAAGACAAACCTGTCATCATAGGCATCCCCCTCCATAAAATATTGAGGATCCATAACTGATTGTTTAATAATTAAATACTTCATTTTATGTGTTACGTGTTACAGTTACTGCACCTGCAGCAGATGAACATGCAGCAGAGGACTGACCATAATGTCCTTTTGGTCTTGTTGCAAATCCCATAGTACTTATGGAATCATTTGAATAATCCCATTTCTCTGTGTGGTTATTCTGCTGACCATCAAAGTCACCTAGTTTATAACCCCAATCTTGACCCATTTCCATATTTTCTTCACCAGCAGCTCTGGATCTATTGTAATTGGAAAGGGCAGCACCGTCACTACCTCTAACTTTTCTAATAGGTGTAGTAACGTTATTACTAGTACCTATGTAGAAGTGTCCCCATTTAGTAGGTAATGCCTTACACCATCCTCTATTGTTACCAGCAAATCCTTGGTTAGACCAACTATCATTACTATGCTGTATATATTTCTGACTGCTGTTTCTCCATGAGAAATATGATCTAGATTCCATTCCACAACCTGCAACAAAGTCACCACTATCACCAGAGTTATTGGTGTTGTACATAATTTCTGTTGCAAAATGTAGTTTGTTTGTAGTAGAACTACCACCACCTGTTATATAACCTGCTTGTTCTTTTTGTGCTGTAGCACATCCACAGTCGTTTCTACCTGCATTCATCTGCCATCCACCAGTTACGTTGTATCCCATAACTGTTCTTGGGTTGTCTCCTTCATATCCATATGAGTATTGAGAGAATCTACCATCACCTTGGTTTCTACAAATACCAGTGTGTAAGTTATAACTTGATGTATGTGATGAGTTACCAGCGTATGAGTTTACAGTTCCATGAATATATCCATTAAAGTCAGACCATGTACCATCACAATATGCTGCTGCCCTATCAACCTGTTCTCCAGTGTACATGGTAGTATCATTATTATGCCATGTTTTATTCATAGATCTCCATGGTTGAGAACCTTTATATCCTCCAGAAATATAACCATGTGTAATTAAACTTCTATATCTCCAAGTATCTACTCCTGTTGACTGTGCTGTTTGACCTGGATACTGCCAGAATGCACCGTTACTACCATCAGATACTAAGTAAGAACCTCTAGTAAGATTAGTTTGTGCAGGTAAACCTGACGCTTCTTGACCATTAATATAGTATTTTCCTGTTACGTTTATATCACCAGAAACTTGAATTTTATATGATCCACTAGGTACAACGTTTACACCTAAACATCCATAACGCATATGGAT